CCAGTACAGTAGATTCTGGTACTTCCGTCAATCCTCTAGCAAGACAACCTTCCACATTTGATTATTCTCAAAATAATCAATTTAAAATTTACTTGCCCATATTTCCCACAACAGAATGGTTTGTAGTACGAGCTAATATTCCTGGTGTTAGTATGTCTCAGGCATCACAATATACTCCATTCGTTGATGTTGCTGTAGTTGGTGATAAACTGCAATATGACAATTTCAATATGTCCTTTGTTGTAGATGAGTCACTAGAAAACTATATGGAAATGTATAACTGGGTAAAGAATATTGGATTTCCATTTAGTGGTGCAGATCAATTTAACAGACTAGAACGACCTGATAACATTGATAGATCAAGAAATTCTAGAATTAGTATTAAAAGAATGAAATCTGATACTACGGATACAGGTGCTACGGCCGAAGTATCTGCGAGTGATAGAAACTTATATACTGATATTCAAATGTCTATTTTGACAAGTAAAAATAATCCAGTTGCTAATGTGGTTATGTATGATGCTTTTCCTTTATCTTTAAGCAACATCGAATATAGTCAACAAGAAACTGATATTGTATATGCAACTTGCGAAGTTTCTTTTGCTTTTAGTTGGTTTGATGTAACACCATCCAAATCTTAAAGATAAATAGAATTAGAAGCAGTTAAGTTTTCATAAAAATAGGTTAGGGATCTTCTCACTATTCGGTGGAAGCATATTTAAGTTAAAGGTTGACAACCTCTGACTGCTTCACCTTTACATTATGGATATATTATGAATATTGAAGAACTTTATGTAGAAGTAGAACGTGATTTAAAAATAGATGATACTGAATTAGACCTAGAGTCTATTCGCACACCTCAAATACACAACAAGTATTTAAAGTATTTTACTCAACAATCTTTACAGTATAAGAAGTTGAATGATGACTATAAAGTAATGTATCGTATGAAGTGGGAGTATTATACTGGTAAAGCCAATCCAGAAATTTATAGAGACAAACCTTTTGATCTAAAAGTTTTGAAGGCTGATGTTGGCATTTATTTAGATTCTGATGGCGAGTTGCAACAACTTAGTCAAAGAATTGCATATACAAAACAAATAGTAGAATATCTAGAAAGAATACTAAGGGAGATTAACAATCGAAACTGGACAATAAGAAATACTATAGAATGGAAAAAGTTTCTTCATGGTGATTGATTGTGTCCACTTTTATTGAAAAATTTAATGAAGCATATATTCGTGTTAAATGCGATTCAGACATTGCTCGAGAATTGTCGGAGTTTTTTACGTTTGAAGTTCCGGGTGCGAAGTTTATGCCGTCTGTTAGAAACAAAATGTGGGACGGTAGAATCAGGTTATTTTCTCCTGGTAATGGTAAAATCTATTATGGACTATTACCGTATGTCGAAAAATTTCTCAAAGAAAACGAATACGAATATCAACTTTCAGAGGACTTCGAAGAAAGAACTTTAATAAAATCTATTACAGAAAAGTTTGTAAGATCCTTAGAAAAGGGTAAAATGCGGGCTCGAGATTATCAAATAGATGCAGTTCATAATATCATTACTAACCATCGTGGTCTTATACTTTCTCCTACAGGTAGTGGAAAATCTTTTATAATTTATGCTCTTGTTAGATATTACGTTCAAAAACTTTATGATAAGAAAGTTTTAATTATTGTTCCTACCACAGGTCTAGTCGAACAGATGTATAATGACTTCGCGGACTATAAATGGTTTCCTGACGAACATTGTCATAAACTGTATGCGGGTAAAGAGAAGTATACAAAAAAAGAAGTTGTTATTTCTACATGGCAATCTATCTACAAACTAGATAAAAGATACTTTGAACAGTTTGGTTGTGTTATTGTTGATGAGGCCCATCTAGCGAAAGCTAAATCTATTACAAGTATTATGACCAAGTTGCATAATTGCAAATATCGTGTTGGTCTTACAGGCACACTTGATGGTACAGATGTTCACCGTCTTGTGCTAGAAGGATTGTTTTCCGTACATGAACAAGTTACCACCACTTCCGAACTGATAGAAAAGAAACAACTATCGCCTTTACATATTCGTGTGTTAGTATTAGAACACAATAAGAATGATAAACGAATGATGAAGGACAAAACCTATCAACAAGAGATGGAGTTTCTGTCTACGAGCATGAAACGTAATCAGTTTATTCGTAGTCTGGTGTGTGCTACTGATGGGAATATTCTTGTGTTGGCTCAGTACATTGAGAAACAACTGGTGCCGTTATGCAATATGATTGTTGACCATTGTGGAGAAAAAAGAACAGTTCATCTTATCTATGGTGCAACACCCACAGATGATAGAGAAAAGGTAAGACATTTGGTCGAGAATGATGATAATGCAGTAATTGTTGCATCTTATGGAACATTCTCTACCGGTGTAAACATTAAAAAGATACACGCCATTATCTTTGCATCACCATACAAAAGTCAAGTAAAGATATTGCAAAGTTTAGGTCGTGGTTTAAGAATGTCTGAAGATAAAGATCATTTGGAGCTCTTTGACATAGCCGATGATTTAAGATATAATAATAAAGATAACTATACATTAAAACATTTACAAGAAAGAATTAGAATATACAGTAGTCAGTCGTTTGATTATGACATTGTTCCAGTCAAATTGGATAAGAATAAATAGTATGATGGACACTAATTACAAAGTTTTAAAGCTGACGAATGGAGATGATCTTATCTGTAAAGTTTTAGGTGAAGATGATAATAGTGTGATTGTAGAATGTCCGATGCAAGTATTAAAAACTAAGTATCGAAATAGTGGCGATGATGTAGTAGAACATACAGGCTTACAAAGATGGATTAGTTTTACTAACGACATAGAATATATTATAGATAAAGAAAAGATTATCGGATTAGCCAATCTATCTCCTGAAGTTATGGTATACTATAAAATGGTATCTCGTAAAACAATAGAAGAAAGTGAAATAGATGCAATGGAATCTTATGGTAAAACCGATGAGGAAGTTCTAGAAAAGATAAACCATAACATGGATAAATTAGTTTCTATAATGGAAGGTGATGCTGAAATAGAAGATGAATATAATGAAGAAGATACATTACAAAGTAATAAAGATAAAATACTCCATTAATAATGGATTCTATTTTCCTCAGCAGGGTACTCAGCTAGGGTATCATATAAATCAAAATCTGTCAATGGTAAAACAAAAATAAAGTTATCCTTGACAATAGCCAATAAAACTGTTATTATTATAGATGTCGGAACAAAAAGGCATTTATGAAATGAAGAAGGTAATCTATCTTGCGGGACCAATCGCAGGACTAAACAAACAAGAAGGAACAGCTTGGAGAGATGCTGTATCAAATGATCTCCGTGAAGCATCTAACGGAAACATTATTGGTNTNTCACCTCTACGATGTGAACCAGTGCAACCGGGTATGANGTATGATGANCCNGNTGCAGTTGATAAGCTGTGGAGTGACCCACGATCAATCAACGCAAAGAACTGGCTTGATACAATGTCCAGTGATTTGGTGTTGGCATACCTTCCAAAAGTATATAACGATAGACGACCTTCTATTGGAACACTAATAGAGATCGGTTGGACTATTGGTCTAAATAAACCTTTGATAGTTGTTTCAGATGATAACCAGTTGTTAGATCATCCCCTAATCAAATGCAATGCTGCTTGGCGTCTAAACAAATTAGAAGATGCTGTTGAAGTAATCATTGGATTGTTTGGGGATTATGTGTCATAGGAGGACACAAGATGGCCCGTGAGAAAAAGAAACCAATCCATTATGTTAATAATAAAGAGTTTCTAGAAGCAATCATACAGAGAAAAGAACTAATCAAAGAGGCAGAAGAAGCAGGTGCTCCTACTCCTCAGATCAGTAACTATCTCGGTGAATGTATTCTAAAGATTGCTAATCACTTATCATATCGTCCAAACTTTATCAACTACACCTATCGTGAAGAAATGATTAGTGACGGTATAGAGAACTGTTTACAATATATAGATAAGTTTGACCCAGAGAAATCAAAGAACCCCTTTGCTTACTTTACTCAAATTATCTATTATGCTTTTATTAGGCGTATTACAAAAGAAAAGAAACAACAATCTATTAAAGAAAAGATGTTAAAAGAGACTAACATTGAACATCGTATCTCTGTTCAGGCACATGATGATGAACGAGATTACCAACAAGCATTTATGGATATGTTAGATAAATACACCTTTAATAATGATAACTGATTATGCCTAGCGGAGTATATGAAAGAAGCAATGCCAGATTTGGTAGAAGAAAAGAAGCTAGAGAGAAAAGTGAAAAACATTTCCTATCGCCCGAACCTTGTGAAAAATGTAATACTTATGAAAGATATACATCAAGCGGATCGTGTAAAGTTTGTGTTAGAAACTATAAAGAAAAAACAAAAGAAATAATCAGAAATAATCATTTAACACGGAAATATGGAATAACATTAGAAAAATATAATGAAATGTTAGAAAAACAAAATAGTGTTTGTGCCATATGTGGACACAAAGAAGAACTTAGACAAGATGAAAATTTGTGTGTGGATCACAATCACGAAACAAATAAGGTAAGAGGTTTGTTGTGTAATAGATGCAACACAGCAATAGGACTTCTTAGGGACGATGTAAATACTATACAACAGGCAATAAACTACCTGAGGGAGAATGATGAAACAATATGAAAGTAGCAATTTTGACCGATACGCANTNCGGTGGAAAAAATGATAATGTTTCCTTTGCACAGTTCCAACGAAAGTTCTACNANNAAACTTTTTTCCCAATACTTAATCGGGAAGAAGTTGACACGATATTTCATTTGGGCGATGTGTTTGATCGCAGGAAGTATGCTAATTATGCTTCTCTAAAAGCAGCGAAAGAAATGTTTTTTGAACCAGCTCGTGAATTTGATATTCATATGGTGGTAGGTAACCATGATTGTTACTACAAGAACAATAATGAAGTAAACTCTATCTCACTGACTTGTGCAGAGTATGATAACATTAGTTTGTATGAAGATGTTCCACAAGTTGCTAATGTTGGTGGTGCAGATATTTTATTTATTCCTTGGATTGCTCCAGCACACTATGCTGAAGCTGTAGATGTTATCAGTTCTGCTTCTGCTGATGTTGCTATGGGTCATTTGGAAGTAAATGGCAATGAGATAATGCCAGGCCTTGTATGTGATCACGGACTAGATAGAAACATTTTCAAGAGATATGAACGAGTATTTTCCGGTCACTATCACGGGCAACAAGACGATGGCCACATTCGTTATCTTGGTGCACCTTATGAGATAACTTGGAACGATTACAATTCAGCTAAAGGGTTTCATATCTATGATACGGACACCCGCGAGTTTAAATTTTATCAGAATCCTAATCATTTATTTAAGAAAATCTTTTATGATGATACGAAAGAGGATATGTTCAATTTTGATTTGTCTGAATATGAAAACACTTATGTAAAAATATTTGTTGTTCAAAAAAATGATTTCTATTCCTTTGACAGATTTTTGGAACGATGTTATAATGAAGGTAACTTTCTAGAATTAAAGATTGTTGAGGATTTTAGTGACCTTGATCCAAACTCTATTGCAGATGAGTCCTTAGATGAGATAGAGGACACGATGAGTCTGTTATCAAAGTATGTTGATGAGATAGAAAGTAAGGNACTAGATAAAAATAAACTGAATAAACTCTTAAAAGGTTTATACATCGAGGCGCAGGAAATAGAATGAATACATTTTACTTACATAAAGATCCCGTTATTGCAGCCGAAATGCATTGCGACAAACACGCGGTCAAAATGCCAGTCGAGTCGGGCCAAATGTTGTCTACTGTACACAGATACCTTGACGGTAAACAAACCTTTAGATTGTCTGCTAAAGGTAAGAATATGAAACACTGGGCAATGGAAGATTCTAACAAAGAAGCCAAACTGTATAAAGTTGCACACCTCAATCATCCTAGTACCATATGGACTAGACAGTCATCAGAGAACTATCTATGGCATTATGAACTGTTTAAGGCGTTACTAGGCGAGTACACATATCGTTATGGCAAAGTACATAAGAGTGCTGAACTATTAGATATGCTGTCAATTTTGCCAAAAAACATACCGGAAGGTGAGTTTACACAACCACCACAGTGTATGCCAGATCAATACAAATGTAATGATGCAATACAAGCCTATCGTAACTATTACTTAGGTGAGAAGTCGGGGTTTGCCAAGTGGAAAAGTAGGAAGGTTCCAAAATGGTTTTCCG